CAAGGGCGGTAACTATACAGCTTCATACTTAATTGTAGCCGGCGGCGGCGGCGGTGGTTCTACCATGGCTGGTGGTGGTGGCGCTGGTGGTTTATTAAACAGCACAACAACGCTATTAGGTGGAACAACTTATTCATTTACAGTTGGCGCTGGTGGTGCTGCAGGTTCTAGCCCAGCTGGTGCAAGTGGAACAAGCGGAACAAACTCCACAGCGTTTAGCTTAACTGCAATTGGCGGTGGTGGTGGCGGTGGTACTAACGTAGTTGGTATCAGCGGCGGATCTGGTGGCGGCGGTGGTTATAGTGCAGCCGGAGGAAGCGGAACATCAGGCCAAGGCTTTGCTGGTGGTGCAGGTAACGGTGCATCTGGTTATCCAGGTGGTGGTGGAGGTGGTGCAGGTGCTGTAGGTCAATCTGCAACAACATCTGCAGCTGGTAACGGCGGCGCAGGTTTATCAGTTTCCATTACAGGTTCAGCAGTAGCGTACGCTGGCGGCGGTGGCGGTGGTGGTAGAAATACTACCCCTGGTTCTACTCCAGGTACCGGTGGTACTGGCGGTGGTGGTAATGGTAGTGCAACAGGAACAGCTACAGCAGGTACAGCAAATACTGGTGGCGGTGGTGGTGGCGGTGGTTATGACGGTGCTACATATCCGGGCGCAGCAGGTGGTTCTGGTGTTGTTATTGTTTCAGTACCAACGGCTAATTACACAGGTACAACAACTGGTAGCCCAACAGTTACAACATCTGGTAGCAACACAATTATGACTTTCACAACATCTGGATCCTACACAGCATAATGGACTTTCAATCGTTTATCAACTTTCTACTGCCAACCATTTGTGCAGTTCTAGGCTGGTTCTGTCGTGAGCTTTGGACTGCGGTCCAAGGCCTCAAAGAAGACGTTTCCAGATTGCGTGAAGAGCTACCATCCAAGTACGTCTCCAAGGCAGACTTTAACGACCGCTGGGAAGAGGTTCTCAAGGCAGTTCATCGCATTGAAGACAAGCTAGACCGAATGACGGAGAAGTAATGAATATATGTCAGACCCATTCGGAATTACAGAGGGAGCGAAGACTCTCAGCGGTAGCCTAGACTCCGCCCGGCAAGGATCTAAACAACTAACCAAGAGCATCGAGGGCATCCAACAAGATGCCACCGATGTTGCTAACGAAAGAGCCAGAGAACGGCTCAGAGCCGCCAGAGAGGCGGAGCTTAAAAAACAAAATGCGCTCATCAAAGCACTAAACGAGTGGAAGCGCAAAAAACAAATCTCCGACGAGGAGGCCAAACTTAAAATCGACTTTGTAAAAAAGTACGGCGCCAAAGAGTGGGATGCACTGCTCAAAATCAAACTAGACATCGAGAATCTGGAAAGAAAAAATAATGAAGAGTATCAGCACGATCTTAAAGCGGTTCGTAGAGTACAGTTCTATTGCTTTGCGCTGGCTGCGGCAATCTCTTACTACCTTACGTGGGGTAATAAGTAAATGATACTTTACCCGTTTTTAGTAATCATCAACCTAATCGGAACCATCCTAACGTTTCCACTAGCGTTACTGATTGTTCTTTTTAACTCACAAAAAGAAGGCTGGTTGCTTAATGGAACCCAGTGGGGTGTTGGTCCAAGATTAGCATCCTTTTTGTCTTGGTTTCAAACACCAGACAACAGCCTAGACGGCGACCAAGGGTTCCAAGAAAAACACAACAAAGGCTGGTGGTCTAAGGTTCAGTGGCTTTGGCGTAACCCGTTCTACGGGTTTGCAGTTAAGTACCTACACGGCACTGACGGCATGAGCTACTCTGGTGATTTGCACTGTGATGAAAGCCATCCCGGTCATTTGCTGGTTAAGGGTCAAGGCTTGTTTCAGTACGTGCTATTTAAACCCCTGTTTGGTAAGACACTCTATTTAAACCTAGGCTGGAACATCCGTGCGCTAGTTGACCCGCAGTATGTCAACGACCCTAATAACGCACCCTTTATTGCGAACTATCCAGCCACTTTTGCATTTAGCCCGAGGTTAGTATAATGTTTGGAATTGACGATATTGTAGGCGCTGGTCTAAAGATACTAGACAAGGTAATCCCAGACCCAGCCCAAAAAGCACAAGCAGCACTAGAGTTACAAAAGCTGGCACAAGACGGCAAACTAGCCGAACTGCAAGCTGACATGAACGAGGCCAACAACATCTCTGATCGTTGGAAGGCAGACGCTGCAACAGATAGCTTCTTAGCAAAAAACATTCGACCGCTTACCTTGATCTTTATCTTGATGGCGTACTCCTTCTTTGCCTTTATGTCCATGCTAGGACATGAGACCCGTGGCGCCTACGTGGAGCTATTAGGTCAATGGGGCATGCTGGTAATGACAGCCTACTTCGGTGGTCGCAGCATGGAAAAGATTATGGAGATTAAAAATAAGGCTAAGGAATGATAAATAAAGAAACAGTTCCAGGGTTTGTAACAGTATGTGTAACTATTACCCTTTGTGTAGTAGTTATTGGAATGGTCGGCACAATGATGGCTGGCATGTTTGACGCAGACATCAGCAACGACAAAATATTTGAGGCAATCACCCCAGCGTTCCAGACCATTATTGGTGGATTCATTGGGCTTATTACCGGTATTAAAATAGGACAGGACAGTAACCGAGATGAATCTAACTGAGCACTTTACAATTGAAGAACTTACCCATACAGACCATCGTGAGTTTGATAATACTCCTAATGCTAGTGAACTTGCTAACCTAACAAGACTAGCTGGATTCTTGGAGAAGGTCAAGGTCGTACTTGGCAACAAGCCTATCATGGTCAACAGCGCGTTTAGGTCTAAAAAGGTCAATGACGCTGTAGGTTCCAAAGACACGAGCCAGCACCGTATTGGTTGCGCTGCAGACATTCGTGTACCTGGCATGACGCCAGATGAAGTCACCAGAGCTATTATTGCCAGTGACTTACCCTATGACCAGATTATCCGTGAGTTCTACAACCCTGAAGCTAAGGCCGGTGGTTGGACACACATCTCTGTGCCGAACACCGCCGCAGACAAACCACGCCGCCAGGCACTAATAATTGACAAAGCTGGAACCCGTAGTTTTTCCTAGTTTTGCGTATTAGTAGTACCCAGGAGGTATTATGCTCAAGATTATTATGTCTTGCGTGTGCTCTGCGGCCATCGTTTTTGGATCTGTGACATACGATCCATTTAGCACCTGGCTCATAGCATACGAGAAGAAATTTGAATGGGTGGCCGAGTCAACCATTGAGACCATTACCGGATTTGAGGGCTTTAGAACAAAAGCCTACCAAGACCAAAAGGGTAACTGGACGATTGGGGTAGGACACCTAATTCGCCAACAAGACCGTTATATGCTCCATAGGGAGCTTTCTGAGGACGAGGTAAGGGGGTTACTACACCAAGACCTTAAAAAGTGCTCAGAGGCCCTAGAATCGGCTTTAAAGGTCATGGTCAATAGAACCCAAGCTGATGCCTTGCACAGCCTGTGCCATAACATAGGCCCAGACCGTATGGCAAGGTCGGACGTGGTCAAGCACCTTAACGAGGGTGACCAGATAAAGGCAGCAAACGCCTTTATGCAGTGGACCAATCCGGGTCTAAAGAAAAGAAGACAAGCAGAACGAGCCCTGTTTTTGGCAGGCAATTAGGGGCGTAAAAGCCCTTTTTAACGTATTAGTAGATATAAGGGCTGATCACCCATTTTAACCTCGAGGAACCCCATGGAAGATTTTAAGTCAAACCCAAAAATGCAGTGCTTCAAAGAAGGCGGACAAGTTAAGTACGAGACCCGCAAGCAGCACAAAGAAGAAGTCTCTGCAGACATCGCTCAAGACAAGAAGATTGTTAAGAAGGCCTTTAAAATCCATGACACTCAGTCCCACGAAGGCAAGAAGACTGACCTCTCTAAGTTGAAAAAAGGTGGTCGTGCCAAGAAAGACGTTGGCTCGGTTAAAAAGTATAAAACTGGTGGCACCGTAGAGAACGCATACGGCGCTAAGAAAACCGACAAAGACATTAAAGACATCGCTAACTCAAAGCGTCAAAAGCCAGCCATGTTGTGTGGTGGTAAGTCTGTTCGCAAGATGGCCGATGGTGGCGGCGTGTTAGAAACAATCCGTAACAGCATTTTAGGCACACCAGCACAAAACGCTGCGGCCTCACAAAAAGAACAAGCCTACCTTAAGGCTAAGATGGCTCAAAAAGCCGCAGGCGCTAAGTTAGGCGCTGGCGAAGAGATGGCCATGGGCTTGGCTGGTTTAGGTCAAAAGCTCCAGCCAGCAACCAACGTTGGCGCTCCTGCAGGCTCTACTATCCCAGCACAAAAGCGTGGTGGTAAGGTTAAAAAGGCTTGCTAATGCCAATCAAATCAAAAGCACAACAAGGCGCAATGTACGCCGCTGCAGCCGGTAAGTCTACTCTTGGCATCCCTAAGAAGGTTGGCAAAGAGTTTGTAAAGGCCGGTCCTGCCTCTAAAAATCTACCTAATAAAGTACAAAAGCGAGCCGCTGGCCGAGGACGTTAAATGGCGTATTCAAACACAACTGGTAGAACAAAAATAAATGTTGACCAGTTAATTTCTTATGCGTTCCGTGATGCGGGTAAAACTGCAGAGGAAATGACGCCTGAATATATCCAGGCTGGTAAACAAGCCCTTTTTTACAACCTACAAAATCTGTCTAATCTAGGCGTTAATCTTTGGCTCTTAGAGAACAAGGTTATTGGTGCTCAGACTAACGAGCAGTGGGTAACACTACCCTCAACTACAATTGACGTTAGAGAAGCAAACTGGGTATACATCGTAAAACCATCTATCTCTGGCCCGTTGCCAATTACAAAACCAAACTACCCAGCGT